GCTCCTCGAAGCGCAGTTCGCGTCGTGAAGGTTTACCTCGCGGGGCCGATGAGCGGCCATCTGGACTACAACTACCCGATGTTTGCTGACTACGCGCGTGCGTGGCGTGGTGCAGGGCATGAGGTCTCTAGCCCTGCCGAGCGGTTCGATGGCGACACGTCCCTCCCCTACGAGTCCTACATCCGGGCGAGCATCGCAGATGTGCTGGGCGTGGATGCGGTGGCGGTGCTCCCCGGATGGCAGGGCTCACAGGGGGCGCAACTGGAAGTCCACATCGCCAAGACGCTGGGCCTCCCTGTCTTAGATGGCGACTGGCCCGACAGCCCCACGCCCTACCGGGAGTCGGTGCTGGAAGAGGCGAGCAGGCTGGTCCACGGCGACCGGAATGCCGACTACGCACCGCCAGAAGAGGACTTCGCGCACCTCGGGCGACACTGGGGCGCGATCCTCTCACGACACTTCCACACGTTCATCCCAGACATCGATGCCCGGATCATTGGGTTGATGATGTGCGACCTGAAGATCAACCGCGAAGCATTCAAGCACAAGGGCGACAACCTCGTGGACCTGGCGGGCTACGCCGAGTGCGTGGACATGGTGATGGCATCGCGTGAGACGCCAGCTACGCCCGCCAACGTCACGAACATGGGCGGATGGAAGGAGCAAAAGAATGCTGTGGGAGACACCCCTGCCTAAGAACCTGTACGGACTGTGGGCACGGTTCCGCATCTGGTGGGCGATACCGCATGTTGAAGTCGGGCGACGGCCTGATGGCTACGAGGGCTTCTACCTGAAGCGGTACAGGGGATACCACCGCTGTCTGTTCCGCTGCCACCACGGGCACACGTCGATACGTAAGGCGTACGAGTGCATGGGAGCGCAACTGTATGCGTAAGGGGGAGCAGGCGCTATGGATGCGTGAGGCAGGGATGTCGAACCGCGAGATCGCCGCCCACTTCGGGATGCCAAAGGACAGTGCACGGCGACTCATCAGCGAGGAACGGTCGCGGAAACGGACGAAAATCGACCATCCAGTGGACGATCTTCGGGGCGTCACTCGCACACCCACTCTCAATACGGCATGGACCTACATCCCGTTTGACATCCCGTTGAGCGGTGTGGGCTTCGGTTCTGGCACCCCTTCCACCCCCAAGCCTCGTCGCCACGTCTTCATCCCCGACACGCAGTGCAAGCCGGGGGAACCAATCGACCACATTGGTTGGGCGGCAGAGTACATCGGCGAGCATCGCCCGGACGTGATCGTGATCGCGGGCGACTGGTGGGACATGGCATCCCTCTCGTCGTATGAGGAGCGCGGGTCGGCCTACTTCGAGGGTCGCCGCTACAAAGACGACATCGCCATCGGCAACGAGGCGCTGCAACTCTTCGAGGACACGCTGGTGAAGGCGGCAGGCCCCGACTACAAGCCGCGCAAGGTGATGCTGAGGGGAAACCACGAAGGAAGGTGTCTGCGCGTGCTGGATGCCGAGCCCCGCCTTGAGGGCGTCATCGGGTACAACGACTTCAACGACAAGGATCTGGGATGGGAAATCTACGACTACCAGGTGCCCGTGGAGATCGACGGGCTCACCTACTGTCACAACTTCGTGAACCCGTCGAACCAGCGGGTCTACTCAGGGAACATCGATACAATGCTGCGGAACGTGGGCTTCAGCTTCGTGGCCGGGCACAGCCCCGGACTGAAGTGGGGACGCCGCGAACTCGGTAGCGCCGTCGTGCAGATCGGATTGGTTGCGGGTTCGTTTTACCAGGGGGAAGAGGCTTACCGGGGGCCGCAGGCTAAGAGCGAGTGGCGCGGCATCGTCTTCCTGAACGATGTGATAGACGGCGACTACGACGTGATGCCTCTGCGACTGGACTACCTGCGCCGGAAGTTCGGGCCGTGAGTATGGGAGAATCTACGGCTGAGGCCGTCATGTCTCTGCTCTTGATGAGTGTGCTCGCGGGGGCAATGGTCCTGTTGCTGGAGTGCGCGCTTTGGCTAGTCGGAGGGTCTCGACCATCAGTCATGGTATGCTAAACGTAATAGGGCGGGCCATGAGCCCCATTGTTATCGCCCCGGCGCTTCGGGGGGTTGCCGCGCCACAGGCAGTGAACCCCCTTCAGTATTACCGCGCTTGTTGCCGCATCGCCGGTGATGGGCGCACAGGCGGGGCACCTACTCTCCGGGTGCCCCGCCTAATGTTATAGAGCGCACCCGTGCTCCGACATCCCGCCGAATGCGAGCCTCCTCGGCCCTGAGCCTATCTGATTTGTAGTTCATGAAATATGTACCGAAAGGTACATGGTATCCATGCTTGCGCCTATCGCGGCGTTGAGCGTAGGATGACATTCGTTGGCGGATCGCCAATAATAGTACGGAGAGGAGGTACAGCCGGAAGCCTACACGACAGACGAAACGAAGCCCCGGCCAACCACGCGAGAGAAGACCGGGGCTTCCACACACCAGGGGTTCAGCACTCTCTTATGAAGACTACCAAGAACAAGGCCATTACGCCAGCGTTGCAGGCGCGGCTAGACGCTACGCCACCGCTGGCCCGGAGCCACGCCAGTTGCAAGCGCCGCCAACTCGGGGCGTTGCTGGGACCAGAGACGCACGGGGGCTGCCTGCCCTGCGCGCGCAAGAAGCTCGACGTGATGTTGCAGATAGGCGGGATGTCCCGCGTCCACGCCCTGCGCCTCATCACTGCCCACCCGGTGCTCAAGGATGAGTACGCAGACTGGCGGGCCGACTACCACGAACCAACCCCACCGCCAACACCGCTCGGGCCTTGCGAGGTCTGCGGCACACCCACAATCAAGCGCCTGCTCTGGATCAAGGGGCGTGTGTTTGAGGAATCGCCACTGCTCTACCTCTGTGACACGCATGTTTCGAGTACGACCACAACGGCGAACCGAACGAGGAAAGGATGACATTCGATGCCAGTTGAGTTCAAAAAAGCGACCAAGGAGCAGGCGAAGCTACGCGCTGCTGTGTTCGGCCCATCGGGCAGTGGCAAGACGTTCACCTGCCTGCGAATCGCTACGGGGATGGGTGGTTCCATCGCCTTCATCGACACAGAGCGTGGCAGCGCGGCGAAGTACAGCGACCGCTTCGACTTCGATGTACTGGAACTGAGCGACCGAAGCATCGAGGGCTACCTCGCGGCAATTCGCGCGGCGGGCAAGGCGGGCTATGCAGTGCTCATCGTGGACAGCCTTTCGCACGCATGGCAGGAATTGCTGTCAGAGGTGGACAAGCTCGCCACTGCCAAGTACAAGGGCAACACCTGGTCGGCATGGAGCGAGGGCACGCCGAAGCAACGGAAGCTGGTTGATGCAATTCTCGACTACCCCGGCCATCTGCTCGCCACCATGCGGTCGCGGACTGAGTGGTCGAATGAGAACGATGGCGGGAGGAACCGCCCGGTGCGGGTCGGACTCGCACCCGAGCAGGGCAAATCGATCGAATACGAGTTCGACTTCCTGCTCGAACTGAGTACCGAGCACGTCGGCAACGTGATCAAGGACCGGACGGGCAAGTTCCAGGACCGGCTGATTGAGAGGCCGGGTGAAGAGTTCGGGCAAGAGATGGCGGCGTGGCTATTGGACGGAGCCGCACCGTCGCCACGCCCTGCGACACTACCAGCAACAGTGGTAGAACCACCAGTGACGGCGGCGACGAAGGCCGACCCGTGGGCAAGCGCGGAACCGTGGCAGTTGTCCATCCGCGCCCAGCTTGCCGAGTGGGAGATCAAGTTCGGGCAGTTGGAGTGCATCAAGAACACGAAGGCCCCGAGCGCGAAGCTGGCGCTGGACGTGCTGCTGCACGACGCCAATGATGACGAACAGTATGTCTGCACGCGCGTCTTCAACGAGGCCCGCGCGCTGATGGTTGAATCGAGCAAGGAGGCGACGGCATGAGGCTGTTCGACACCGCCAAGGGTTCATTGGGGGCCGGGGCAGAGGTCTACCGGCACGAGTGGGTGACGCCGTACCTGTCCCTCTGCCGGGGCATCAACACAAGAACACTGACGTTCGCCATCGGCCCGCTGGCGTTGTGGCTGGAGTGGCGGCGATGACGGGGACGGCAGAAGAGGTGACCCAAGGGATACACCGGCTTTCCAACAACACTACTCTACCTCCTGCCACTATCGAAGAGGCGGCGACACACTGGTGGGGTGAAACTGAGGAAGCGCCTATCAACGACGTGTCACTGTCTCAGGCGCTCCAGCGGCTTAGCCGCGTATTCATCACGGCGGGGGAGTGGAAGCTGAGCCTTTGGGACAATCCGTGTGTCGGCGCGACGCGGGTGCTGGACCAGGTGCAGCGCAACCTGTCGGCGGCGTATCACGGACTCCGCACGGCGTACATGATGTCCCACGGTCACTGGCCGGGGCAGCCGATGCCGGAGGAGCGTGGGTCGGAGACACTGCCCCTTCTGCCCACAGACTACGACTATGCCGAAGTGATAGGAGGGCGATGATGATCCCACAAGCGCTGCTCAAGGCAAACCCGAACCGGGGGCCGTGCCCCGCGTGCGGCGATGACAAGAAGCTGCATGTGCCCGTCGCAGGCTGGTCGGACGGGCGGGCGGTTAGCGGGTGGATCTGCAAAGCGACCCGCTGCAGCTGCACGGAGGCTTTCAATGATCCGGCGCTGTAGCAAGTGTTCGGGCACGGGTGTGCAGTTCGAAACCATCAATAGCGGAGCGAAGACGCGACTGACGATGTGCCCGCAATGTAAGGGCACAGGAAAGGTAGACGACGATGAGCGCGAGTCCTGAGTTCGAGGTGGTAGCGGCTGACGCTGTGGAGGCGGCAGCACAGGTGAAGGCGTGGCAGGAGGTCGTGGATGCCTGCAAGCGCAAGTTGTCCGGGGCATTCCCGCCAAACACGAAGACGTGGTTGTTGGGGGAGA